TAAAATCCAATAAAATACGTTGCCGTCAGTTTTAGCGTCGTATATTGGAAACCTAATCCTTGTATCCACCACCAGCCTTTTTATACTGGAGAGCCATCATTTGAGCCTTACGGGCGCTCCATTGACCAGGAGCACCTCCTTTACCACCGGCTTTAATACGCTCAAATATAGACTTACGCATACCGGGTTTGGTGTAGTTACCTGCCTCGTTTACACGAGACTGACCGCCTTGGGAATAAATAGCAACAGACAAATCCCCGTCTTTTTTCTTGACAGTTTTGGCTGGCTTCATAGCCTTTGGCAGTTTTTTAGGGTTTACTGCACCCATACCCCGGCACGCTCTCAATTTAGCACTTCCCGCCGCCCATCATGCGGACTTGCATACCGCGTGTTTTGCCTTTTTTGGCAACACCATCGGCTTGTTTGTGACCAGCAGCCAAACCACCCGACTTCATTTTCTTCATACCGGCCTCTTTCATCTCATGCTTAAGCATGGACTTGGGAGCGCCTTTTTTCTTCATGAAGGACACTTCTTTCTTCATCATTGCCTTTGACTCTTTCATGACTCCACCTTCCTTTTTAGTAAACTCTTTGCCTACGGACGTTGGTACGCCCACCTTTTTTGCAAACTTTGGGTTATTAGCCACCGCTTGCATAAATCGCTCCTGCTTTTTACTAACAGCAGGCATTAGACCATCTTCCCACGGGTCTTACCCCGTTGAGCGCAACCATCAGCACGTTTGGAGGCGGACGATACTTTACCGCCTTTCTTCATACCTTTTGACTGGTTTTCTTTTTGCGCTTCTATTTGTGATTTAAGCGCTTCATTTTCTCCGGTCAAACTAGAAATCGTATCTTTTTTATCCTCATATGCTTTTGCCATCATTCGGGGGATAATTCCTAAATTTTTAGCAATATCTGTAATAGCCATCATTTACCTCGCTTCAATAAGTCGGTCAATTTTTTCTTCAAATTTGTTAAAGCGCCCATCAATGTAGCGCTCAAGTTTTTCAATTTCTGCTTTAGTGACGTTTTCACGGGTCACCTCCAATTTAGTATCGTTTAACAATTTTTCTAACGTATTTAATTTGTTATTTTTTTCCCATGCAACAAACCCTGCCACACCTACCAAGGCAGACAATACGCCAGACCAAGAAAACAAAATCAACTGCTCCATGTCAGCACTTCCACGCCCGTAGGCTCTTATTGATACGGCTGTTTGGATCGTTAGCGGTTTTGGCGCTAGTTAACTTCTTTTTCATACCCGTCATGCGGGCACAGAACGATTTTTTGCGCGAGCCACCTTCTGGCTGCGGAGCCTTCAAGCCGGGCTTACCGGGATTGGCAGCGTTATAAGATGCCCTACCCTTAGCGTTTAGCCCACCTTTTGGGTTCTTTCCTTCTTTGCGTTGCCATGCAGGAGTCTTAGCCATTTAAGCCGCCTTTTCTTTCGGTGGGGCTGCTTTGAGTTTTGGATAAAGCCAATCTTCTCCAAAGTTGCCCACAAATTCTTCCATACCCATGTGACCTAGTGTGATCGTGGGATCAACCCAAATCTCATAGCCATATTCACGGACACGGTTGCAAAATAAGTAATCTTCACCAACGTAACCTTCTGGTATTACATCAAAATGGAAAAAGGCTTTTAGTTTCCCAGCCTCAATCCGGTCATCTAGGTATTCCCATTCAGGATGATTGGCATCCAAAGTTTCAAAGACATCACGACGAATCATCATAAATGCAGTAGCCACCTGATTTGCTCGGATAAGCCCCATTTCATTCATAACGAGTTCGTCGTTCTCGTCTTTATATAGTGTGGAAATAAATGTTTTAGCCTTTTTGCGGGCCACCGGAATACCGGCAGCAATACCGCATTTAGGATCAGAAGTCCAAGCCAGCAACCTAAACAAATCGTTTGCATTGAAATTAATGTCTGAATCAATAAACATTAAATCCGTGCAATCGCTTGCCATAAAATCAGCAGCAATCAAATTGCGCGCCCGAGCCACAATAGAGCACCCAGAAATGTTGCTAATCTGTATGGATACCCCATGTTGGCCAGCAAGCGCACAAAAATTTGCCATTGAAATAGCAAGTTTTGCAGAGAGTTTAAAGTCGTAAGTCGGCAAACCAAGCATCAGTTTGCGACCTGCAACGCTGTAGGACTTTTCTTTTTGCATTTATTATCCGTAAAAAAGCGTTATTGAGGTTGTATTAGTAACGGTGCCGTGCATCGTGCCCGTTTTAACCAGAATACCTTCACCCGGTAAAGGAATGATGGTATAACCAGCCGTACCGCTTGCAGCGGTTTCTACGGTAAGCACGATGTTGCCACTAGCCCCACCTTCACGAATAACGACAGAACCAGCACTCGCACCATTTATTGCATAAACGGTTTTGATACGATTCCGATTGATGTCGAAATTGTTTTGGTCTTTAAAGTTGCCTGTACTAGTCAGCGGTTTCGTCGCTAATACATCATATTGCATGGTAGGCATCGTAGCCTCCTATTAAGCGCTTTGCTGACCAAGAGTTGGATCTGCCACAAAGTATGTGATGTATCCACCAACAGTACCTGCACCTGAAGTGTCAATAGTTACAGTTACGTATGACAGAGCAGAAATAGCAGTGCGAGTCAAGCCAGCGGTAACAGAACCAACAGCAGCAACAGATAAGTTATTTGCGATAGCCGCACCAGTAACAGATCCGCTAACGTAATTACGGGTTCCAAGATCAACAGATCCAGTACCTGCGTCATTAATTTCTACAGACAGTACAACTGCACCTGCAGGAAGAATTAGGTTAGGGGCGCCAGAAGTTGATGAAACTTTGACATTGGTAGCAGTAGCAACAGATGCATCAGCAATATAGAACTGAGCAGCCATAACGCCGGAACCACAGTATGCGGTGCGAGTTTGATCCCCACCGCCCGAACGCCAGATACTCTGGGTAGTTGAAAGTGCCATATTTATCTCCGTGTAGTAGCACGACTCGTTACAGGTTCTCTACTAAGTCTGCTAGGTCAGTACCTGTAACTAAAAATCCTAGTCTCTATAGTTTAATACCAAAAGGGGGGCTTGTAACCCCCCTTTTGTTTTATGCACCCGGTGAACCAAAAATACCGAGCGGATCAGACCAACCGAACGAATAACGCTCACGAGCCTTATAACGTACGTTACCGGTGTCAAAATCCCCATCCATAGAAGTACTCATTGGAGTACGGATGAAGTGCTTCAGACCGTTGGGAACATCCGTCGTCAGGAACCATGCGTTCGTATCCGTCAAGAAGTGGTTAACAGAGTAACCCTCGGGGATAGAACCATTGTTCTTCAGAGCGTTGATGTCGTTGTCATTTGTACCAACACGGAGTTCAGTCTCCAAGAGGCGGGTTGCAACGAACATCAGTGCGGGAGGAACAACCAATTTACGTGGCTTTGCAGCGATCAGCAGGCCACGCTCGTCCGTCCAAGCAGCGATCTGAATAACGGCCGCCTCAAGGGAGGTCTCATTCAGGTCAGCAGGAGTGGAAGGCTCGTTGGAGTTAGTTCCGCCAGAAACAAGCGGGTGCGAAGTCGAGAACAGTTCAACGCCGTCACCACCGGGGTAGTTAGAGTTGAAACCATTGTTCAGGATGTTTGCAGCCTTAACTTGCTTGGTATATGCCATAGCACGGGCCAGAGCCTTGGTATAACGAGCCGATAGGCTGTCATACAGGTTGTCCTCAATTGCTTCTTCAGTAATTGAGAAGCCCAGAGCAATTGTCTCATGGCTGTAACGAGCAGAAAATGCTTCCTGCGCGTTGTCATAAGAAATAGCCTGACCTTCGTTCTTTACTGGAGCGGCGGAGAAGCCAGATAATTTGACCTCTTCTTCAAAAGAACGCTCAGAGGTCTCAGTTACAAAGATCTCTTTGTGCTCTTCGCCATAGCGACCATACTCCATACCAAACAGAGCATTAAGCCCTGGGAGAAGTTCTTTTAAAAGTTGTGCGCGTGAGATAGCCATTTAGTTGCTCCTTATGCTACGGCATCAGCAGAAGTATAGGTGTGAGCGCCAATATTAAACTTGACAATCACTTCCGTATACGAACCGGATGCGTTAACAGTCTCAGGAACAACATCAATCACACGCAAAGGCAGCGTAGTGGCTGTGCCAGTTGTTGCAAGAACTGCGACTCTTGAATCACCATTAGTGGTAGAACCACTATTCTGGACCAATTCGGCGTTCTGACCAACAGCAGCGCGAGTTACGCCACCAATAGTCGTTCCGCTCGAAACAACAGCAGCCTGATACAACTGATCAGGATCATCTTGTACATACGCATAGGTAGTCGTACCCGTAATTGGGCCGTCATAAAACTGAGCGTAGGTAGGCTGTTTAGTAGTGGGATTGACGTAAGTAACGCCAAGAAATACACCAACAATATCAACGCCGGTGTCGGTGGTCGTCGTCTTCTCCAGAGTACCTGATGTGGTTAGGGCTACTACGTCACCATAGAAGATGTCAGTAGCGGAACCAGAGGCAATCGGGATTTGGCGAGTTTGACCAGCGTACACCTGACCACCGACCAAATTGATCGGGCGCAGACCGTAAGGTCCAGCAAGGGTAGGATATGCCATTTAAAACTCCTTAAAAGTTATTTGCCACGTCCGAAAGTGACTTCCGCACGCTTCTCACTAAAGAGCGGCATACGGGCATCATTCTCTCGCATAAAGTTGTTGTCCACGGATCTCATCTGTTGATCAGCCATACCTTCGTAATAACCATTACGCTTTCCGACTTTCTCTTCGAGATTCTTGCACAACATAAGGCCACCAAACAAAACTAGTCCATTCTTCGAGGCAGACCCGTCGAGGCCCAAATCAAGAAGCAGTTCTGGATGATCTTCTGCCTTTACAGGCTCCCAACCTTCTCGACGGCGCATCGAAACATTTCGAGCATCATCTAGACCCATCACCATAGTACGGACCCATCTAAAAGCATATCCGTCTTGTGGATCAGGAGTTGGTATCGATGACGGGGGTTCCCATGGTTGATCATGTAGATTGTTCTCACGAGATTCCAGTTCACGACTCATACGATTTTGATTACCCATTACTGACTCCTTCCATTAATAGCAGCCCATTGTCTTGCGTACTCCTCTAGAGGTATATTCAATTTGCGTGCGACAGCCGCGCCTCCTGGCGGGATTCTCACGGTCTTTGGGGATACACTTCTAGAAGCCGGAGCAACCACAGTGGATTGCTGTTTTACAGTACGTTGTTGAGGTTGTTCTACGCTGTCAAACTTATCAGGAAAGACTTGACGTATACGCTCATCCAACCGTCTGTAATATTCATCCGTGCGAGGGTCTACGCCTTCTCGCATGAGTTTTTTGTCAACAGCATAAGCAATTGCCGTCATCTCATCGTCTTTACCAAACCACTCCGAGTTCTTTTGGAACCAGGCTTCCGCCTTTGGATCGGTCTTAGGTACAGCCGGACTTGAAGCAACTTGCTGCTGTATGGGTTGACTATATACAGCAGTTTCTGCCTGTTGTAAAGGGGGATTACGAGAAAGTTCTTTTCTTTCGGAAACAATCTCGGTCATCTTAATTTGGGCTTGCACCATACCCTCAGAATCCCCAGACTCATAGGCTTCTTTATAAGCCCGTTGGGCAGAAGCCAACTCAGTGTCTAATTTAGATTTGACAGTATCAGTGTATAAATTGGCGCCTTGATCCAGCACCGTCTTAAGCCGTTTGTTTTCCTCCATAGCGGCTTGGGCGTACCGGAGCGCCTCTTCTTGCTCCTCTTGGAACCGTTGCCGGTGGGAGCGCTCTTCCTCAAGTTCCTTTTTGAGTTGCTCGTACTCATCGTCCTTACTGGCCTTGTACTGGCTTAACTCGTCAGTATCAGCAACCTCGACTTTGGGAGCCTTTCGGGGTGGGGGTGCCTGTTCTTCCCCCTCCACTACAAACTCAAAGTTTTCCTCTGGTTCGGCCTTTTTTAGAATCTGAGTTTCTTCGGGCAGCCCATCTGCCCCAAGACTCTCTTCGTTTTGCTCCACGCCATTTATTAGCGTTCGCATCTTATTTGTTGCCATAAATCCTCCTTATGCTCGGGTAAACCCTGATGGATCGTCAATTACGCCTTCTACAGTGTCTTCATTAATTAGACGGAACTCGTGCCCCCCAATCGTGAACCGGGAACCCGAGTAAGACCGCATGACCACCCAATCACCTTCCATACACCAAGGATACGAATATCGAGTTTTGTCGGTATAACAGTCAGGACCCATGGCAACAACCAAGCCGATGTTTGCTGCAACTTCTTCAGCATTCTTGGTTTGGTTGGGAAGAATGATTCCGCTACCGGTTGTTTTCTCCTCAAGTACCGGCATAGCAATCAATATTTTCCAGCCCACAGGCTCAGGTAATTTATGCGACTCCTCTGCCTCTTTAACTTTTTTAAGCGTTAATTCTGTACTTGGAACGCCAATTCCTTTAATCATTTAGGTTTTCCTTTCTTGCTTTATTAGCGATCTCTTCAAAAATATTTGATGCCATAGTAAGTCCAGCGATATACCCAACTTTTTCACGATATTCTGCGTAATCGTTGGGCGAACCGGAAGAAAGTTCGTACAGATAGCGATCAAACTCCTCTCTAACTTTTTCTAAGAATAATTCTTCTAGTGACTTAGCCACGTTGTGATGGACCCTTTCTTAAGTTAATTGCTGCACGAAACCCTTCTATAGTCTCCTCAGAAGCAAGTTTTTTGTCCTGCTCTTGCTTTTTGTTTTGTACTTCTTCTTGCCTGATGGCAATCTCGGCTGACCGAAGTGTGGCATCTGACATATCTTTCTTTGTCTTACGGTCAACTTCTGCGGCCTTAATCTGCAGTTCTTGACGTTGGATCTCGTTAAGCGGATCTTGTGCCTGTGCCATGGCTTCTTTCTGAGCCACTTCTGCTTGGCTTTGCTGAAGAACTTTCTGAGACGCATCCGCCATGAGACGCGACAGTTGGTTCTCCATAATTGGGTCCATTTTCGCTCCAAGCGGCGGTATCTCAATACCCATGGACTGCTGAATCTGATTGCGATAGGCAAAACCTAAATGCTCTGCAATGTGGGCCTCCATAGCACCAGAAATAACTTGTGCATTTGGCGACTGGCCTATCAAGGCACGCAGTTTGGGGTCCTTCATGGCGTTGGTATGCACCATGAGGTGAGCCTCGTGATCCTGCTCGGGGAACGCCTTAACGGGTTTGCCTTGCAGAACCATGGCATTCTCGCTAACAGGGTCTCTATATGGGACCTCGTCCTTCTTAGGCACAATCTTGTCGGCGTTCTCAAAACCAATCAGGCGAATCATGCCCCTATGCAATTCGGGCAGGTCATATAACTCCGGCCTTTGCTGGGACAGTTGTAGCGCTGCCTGGTACTGCAGTATCCGTTGGGAGAACGTAGACGCATTGGGGTCTGATACGGGGATAATGTCCACCCGATCAAAGTCCGACTCCTTAATCATGCGATCCGGATCAACGTTGTACTCGTAACCGGCAGGGGGAGTTATCTCAATAATGGCTTTAAGAAGTCCAAACTCCTTCTTAAGTGTGGCGTGCATACGTGCCTGCACAGCAGACATAATCTTGAGCATCCGCTCAAGGACTGCCATCGTAGTGCCTACTGGGGTGTTCTGATCTACGTCACCAATCTTAAGATCAGCAACTGCTGCCATACCACGACCCTGCTCAACAATCTTATCGAACAAGGACAGCAGCGTTTGGCTTGGTTCTTTGTAAGGCAGGAACGTAATGTTCTCTTGGATCTTGCCACTTGGTACGTCAACGTCTCTAAATTCACCAGGCATGATAGGCGTCTCATCGCCCTTAATACGCATACCACGAGTTTTTAACCCGCCCGGAAGATTGGCAAGTGTTCCAGCGTCAATAAGTTGGCGTAATAGAGAAGTAGCAGACTTGGCGTGCCCACCAATAAGGTGGATAAGACCATAACCATAGAAACCAAATCCAGGAACGTAATCGTATTTGACGTAGTGCATCCGCCGTTTGTACGTGTCGTCATCTTCATTCCAGTTACGATAAATAGATAGCACCTGACCGCTGTTGTAGTCCACCGTAACGATGTACGGGATCTCAATTTCACCTTCAGCGCGGTATGGATCGTCTTCTAGATCCAAATTTACGTTCATCTCAAGCAGCGTGTAGCGATCATCCTTAATAATGTCGATGCCTTGCGCGTCTGCTTCTGCTTTTTTCACATCATCCGTTACAACATCTGGCGGATCCTCTAGTTCTACGTCCCGATAAAAACCCGAGACCTGCATTTTGCGGATTTCGTTCTTAACTTTACGCATCACATGAGTAAATCGCTCACATGACTCTAAGTCAGACGCTGTAAACGGCGCTACAAAGTCTTCAGCCGGAATAAATATGGCTTCAGGCCGCCTAATTGTTGGGTCGTAATAAACTTTCTTAAACGCCGCGCCTGTTAGAGGTAGTGACCACAGCATCCGCTCATGCTCGCTGCGGTAATTGACCATTTTCTCGGTCAGCACGTAGTTCATATAGTCTTTTACGCGCTCTGCAGCCTTCTCAGCCAGCATATCTTCCTTGCCAAGGATCTTTGCCTTGACCGGACCGCGTGGTGGGAATGTTTCCATGATGGCTTCTGACTGAAAACGCACTGTGGCTTCAGTCAATATGGGGTGATATACCCCGCAAGCCCCAGGCCAAGGCTCTGTTCGGTTCTCAATCTTGAGTCCCAACAGGTCTAGACCCATTTTGTAGGTCTTTTCCCAGTCTTTTCTTGACCGTTTGTCGTCATCAAAGTGCCCGATGAGTTCCTCAGCCAACTCTTGCATGGCTGATTCTTCCAAATGCTCCGCTAAATTGGCTGTGAACTCGTTAATTCCGGTCTTTTCTTTACCGCGAGGCTCAATTTCAACCTCAATTCCGTCAACATCGATGCTTACGGAGTCTGGGTTTTCAATTTCAACCTCAATTGGAGCGTCATTTAGAGCAGCCAAACCTGCTGGAGCCTCATCAATATCCATTTTTAAATTCCCTGTCGGTTTTGTTCGTATTTACGGACCTCGGCTAGTAAATACTGGTTAATTTGGCGGACGCGTTTGCGTCGCTTCCACCATTGTGCGGGGTTTTTTATCGCTCGTACAGCGCTGTACCAACGCCACATAGCGTACTCTTTAAGTCGTACGTACAGGGGACGGGGGTCAAACGGATCTCTTATCAGCACCCCAGTAATCTGCACCCAACGGCGCTTTCTCCATTGCCCCATCAGTAATAACTCCTCGGTCTAATATCTAGCGGAGTATCTGCCTCGTCACTGTCTATAGGTATAAACCCACCCTGTCTAAATCTTATAAGCGCCTGGGTGCTGGAGTCCACCAAGTCGTCATGCTCGCCAGAAGGGAACGCAGCAAACTCCTCAATTACCTCTTCTGCCCACCGTGTCTCGGGCGCCCAGACCACCCCAGAGGCAAACAGATCCGCAATGGCATTTACCCGGGCAATCTTGTCATTGCCGCGTGAGGGTGTGTACTCAGACACAAGAACCCCCATCTTACGAAGTTCAAACACAAGCGGGGCACCAGCCGCTTTAGCCTCGATGATGCACGCATCGGGTTTCCAATACTGATACTGCTCCAACGCTTTTTGTTTCAGTTCAGGAAACTCCATGCGCTCCTTTACGGCGTTGAGCAATATGATGTTTGATTTCTTGTACCCGGTGTCCTCGTCTTCTTGGTAGAACACCCCCCATGTTGTGCACGCACTAAAGTCTGACCGTGTGTTCTTTGTGTACGCAGTATCCCAAGACTGAATGATGAACTCACAGGGCGGGGCTGAATCTTTCTGCCACATACGCCACCAATCTTTTTTGATCAGTGCACCTTCTGCACTTGTGGGGTCCTGCATATACTGCGCTTGCCATTTGTGAACTGGCAGTTGTTCGCGCAATACTTCTAACTCTTCTAGCGGCCAGAACTCAGGCCACAGCGGCGTGCCACTTGGCATGATTGCCGGGAAGTTAATTACCTCCCACGTCTCACCGTTGCGTTGCAGTGATGACTTTAATACTTGAGCAGTCAGATCTTTCTTACTCCACCGTGTCATCACGATTACAATCGAACCGCCCGGTTGTAGACGCTGCCGTGGTCCTGACGTATACCACTCGTAAGTCTTATCGTAGATCTCAGGATGCGTCTCTGCCTGTACAGCCTCTTGTTCACTATGTGGGTCATCAATAATCAGAATGTCTGCGCCCTTACCGGTAACAGCACCGCCCACACCAATAGCAAAGTATTCCCCGCCGTAGTTCGTATTCCAGCGGCCTGCAGCCTTACTATCTGCCTGCAGTTGTACTTCATCAAATATTTCTTTGTACTTGTCGCTATCAACAAGGTTACGCACCTTACGACCAAACCCAGTAGCAAGTTCTGCCGTATGGCTAGTTTGAATTACCTTCTTATGCGGTAGGTTGCCTAAGAACCAAGACGGAAACAAATAAGACGCAAACTCAGACTTGGTGTGCCGTGGCGGCATATTAATAATTACGCGCTTAAGTTCCCCACGCATAACCTTATTAAATGCATCTGCCATGATGCGGTGGTGCCTACCAGAAATAAACCCAGGCCACATCTGCTTAACATACTCAAGAAAGTCTGCTTTGCAATTGACAACAGTTTTCCTACGCTCCTTTTCCAGAAGCGCTTCTAAAAGTTGTTCCTTCTCAATCCTGCTCAGATTGCTCAGGTTTTTTAGGTTCAAACTTTTCAATGAATGGGCTTCGTTCCTTGGGGTCTCCAAAGACTTCCTCCGGGGCTAGGTCAATCGTATTGCGATTAAGAATCTCTTGAATCTTCGACTCAAGCGTCTTATCAAGTTCTTCGTCGGTCTTATTCTTATATGTAACTTCAGACTTTTCTGTGAACAGACCAACATCACTAATCTTGCCTAACAGTTCAAGGGCTTTGATTCTGATGCGTGGGTCGTTGTCGTCTGATTCAATAATAAGTTTATTGGTAACGTAGTTACGTAGTTGTGCCGCTTCAACGACAACCTGATTTTCATAGTCAGTTAAAAGACGGCGTACGTGTTCTAACGCACCAGGGTTTTGTTTTATTGTCTTCGCTGTCAGCGTCTCATTGCCCCGAATCACATCGCGTGCTACCGCCATGTCTTGCGGCTCTTCTCCTGTGAAGTCGGCTCCAGCCGCCGTGAGGATATCAAGTGTTCTGCACGCAACTTCGGCACGCTCCCGGAGTGTCAATTTGTTGAAGTCCTGATCTTTGTCATCGATCAGAGGGATTTCGAGGTCAGGTGTCAAAATTAACATTGGCGGACTGTAACCCCTAAAGTGTCAAAAAGTCAAGTGTGGGGGACTTTGAAAACCCCATCGTCAAAAAGGGCGCCCCCCACATAAAAATTATATACCCCCCGGGGGTAGGGGAGGTAAACAAAATTAAGGGGGTGGGTCTGCGGAGGCAGAGGGTGTGGTTAGTGCATACTAACTTATTAGAACGTCAAAAATTTGTGATTGTTTGTGCGGATTACTGTGTAGTGGGATGGGACCCGACACACAACGCTAAAGCGGACTCCCCGTGTGGGTGGGGTCGCGCGTGGCAATAACTTGAGGCGCGATTGGGGGCGGAAATTCACTAGGTATGAGGGAAGCGGTTCTGCTTGCCTCGCTCGGCGCGATTCGATTCGAGTTAAACCGAGTTTAATTCAACTTGTTAACAGGAGATTTACAAATGGCTAAAACCGCCAAGAAAGAAGTTGCAACAAAGAGTCCTCGCACACACCGCGTGTCCAAAGTAAGTGATGCAGTTGCGAGTTCATCGCGTGCCAAGAAGTTGGCAGATAGTGCTAACGCGTTAGTCAACGCGCACAATGCAGAAGATGTTGCTGGTGATGCAGTTAGCGCGGCGCGTCAGAACTTCTTTGCAGAGTGTAAGCAATCGTTTGGCAGTAAGTTCTACGATGACAAGACTGTGCGCTTACAGCCCAAGGTTATATTTTACAAAGCGCACTACGAGTCAAAGAGTTTAGGCGTGTCAGTATCAATCAATGGCTCGCGTGGTGAGTTGAAAGTAGACGCCGTTGATGCATCACAAGCAGATCGCATCAAATCTGAAACTCCCAATGCAGGAACTCGTTGGAATAAGTTTCTCGCATGGTGCGTTGACGAAGTAGCAGGCAAACACGCGGACAAAGATCCGAACAAAAGACAGTCAGGAACTAAGAACAAAAAGACTGTACAAGAGATTGTCCAAGATCATGGGCAAAGATGCTACAACGCGTGCTACAAGAATGATCTCAAGCAGGCGAGTGTAGAACTGCAGGCATGGGCTACCAAGTGGTTCAAGTCCAAGGTCAAGTACGCAGTACCCGCAGGACAGAAGTAATTAGACAGTAGCACTTCACCCCGCAGGGCTTCGGCTCTGCGGGGATTTTTTTTGCCTTGCGAGTCCATTCGGCACTTTTTCGCCACTTAAACTCAGTTTAACTCGCTTCAACATCTTCCCCTATCCCACATAGAGCAACCCCCTGCGTGCATATGCGCAACCCCCCGCGCTCCCCCCGCCAAATCGATGTTAGTGACAAAAGGTCGGC